GCTACAAGCTGCTCCCAGTGGTCAATGAGGCCCTCGCCTTCCTGACTGAGAAGGCTCTGCCTGCCTTTGAGCAACTGATGGAGGACCTCGGACCTATCTTCACGGACATCTTGGATAACTATGTGCGACCACTGTTTGATTCTTTTAGCGAGCTGTTCGCCATCTTTGACAGTGGAGAAGGCTCCATCAACGTCTTGACCATTGCACTGACGCCACTGAAGTTGGCACTTCAGGCGATCAAGTTTGTTATTGACGCCATTGTTGCTGGACTCAAGTTCATCGGCGTGGGCGGTGGACTGAAGACCCAGAAGCTTGACAGGGCTGCCGCCGGCGCAGGCTACAGCGGAGGCCCACGAGCGACAGGCACGCCGATGAGCGGCGGAGGCGGAGGCGGAGGAGGCGGCTCTTCGTATCTGCAGGTCAATAACTCGATCACGCTAGGACGCGACGCCACCTCAAGCGTGAACACGCAACTGGGGCGAGCAGCAAAGGCGCGCGGTGGAAAGCGGACTCCGTAAATGGCGACCGCACCATTCCAACTCTGGCTTGACCTAGCACCAGTCGCCTCGGCGGTTCGCGTCAGCTCTACGGTCACCGTCACGACCTCCTCGCCGCACTCGATCTCTACTGGCGCCTACATCCAGATTGACGGCACATTCGGAACCGCTGGGACCTCGATGGCTGGCGTCTACAGCGTGACGGTGACTTCAGGAACGACCTTTACCTATAGCGCGGCAGGGTCGGCTGGGACCGCTGATCTCTCAGGCGCGTTTATCTCTTACGACCTGATGACACCGCTGCTTGACTACAGCGGTGCCTCACGCGAGACGGCGCTGTACGTGCCGCTGGAGAGCCTGCAGATGGCCGCAGCCGGTGACGGCGCTGGCGTCAGCTTCGGCTTCACAATCAACCAAGACGACACGCCAGCGGACGGTCCGTGGTATCTGCTCGTGCCTGATCAGACGCGCGTTCGTCTCGTGGAGAAGGAGACTGGGCAGACGCCAGCGACCGATAAGAGCGACGTGCGCTTTATCGGCGCGCTTTCCAATGTCAGCGCCAAGATGAGCGGGTCTGGACAAGGAACAACCGCAGACGTGGACTTTGATGACCCCAACGCCCTTCTTGAACGGATGATGGTCTTCGGCGGAGGGACTCGTGCGCGGACAGTTGCAGTGACTGGTGGGTTCGTCCGTGCAGCCAATGTCACAACTGTCACCACGACTTCAATTCACGGTTTCGCAGTCGGACAGAAAGTGCAGATCACCGGAGTTATCGGCGGCAACGGAACTTCCTTCAACGGAATCTTCACGATTGCAAGCACGCCGTCTTCGCGTTCGTTCACTTATAGCAATGCTGGCTCTGCCGCGAATGGCAACGAGTTCACAGCGATCACTGCGGCAGTACGCAGCACGAAGCGACTCGATCAAGTGATTGTCACCTGTAATAACCACGGCTTGGACTCAAACACCCCGAACGTGACCTATTCCATCAAAGGCGTGACCTCAGCGAACGCAACAGCGCAGAACTACATCAACGGAACATTCAGGGGTCTTATCAGCCCGACCGCAAACACCTTGACCGTGCGCTTGCCAGCCACAATCGCTGCATCAACATCTTTCACGGTCAGCAGCGCGGAGATCAAGGGCAACCCAACAATCGTGACCCTGAACAGCCCACAAGCGAACACGCTTACGATCAAGAGCGGCCAGTCAGAAGTCAATGCCGTGACCCAAGTATTGTCAGCAGTCAGCGACTACAAGGCAGACGATCAGGCTGTTCTGCGCCTCGTGGACACGACGGATACGACGCAGATCGTTGGGTCTGGGACTCAGTTCAGCAAGACAAAGACAACCCTGCCGACCTCATCTTTGCGCTCGGCTTTGGATTCTCTGGTTGAACTCTTCTCAGGACTCGACCAGCGTCAGCGCCGCTACTACATTGACCAGGCGGGAAGGCTGAACTGGAGGATGGCTGATCCAGTCGCGGCGCCGACTTACGCCACGGCTCCGTACAAAATCATCACAAGCGGCGCAGGCAATCCCAACACGACCACAGCTGCGGCGACAATCGCTCCCTTTGACCTGTCAGTGAACTGGGATCACGACACGATCAAGGCGATGGTTTTCAACGCGGCCACCACATCAAACTCAAAGCCGCCTGTTGTGCAGACCTACATCTCTGCTGGCTATCCAGACCGTCCAGGCGCGCCTAAGTTTGATGACAACGTGGACTTCCCAACAGCAACAAAGGACAGTCAGGTGGAGATGATTGAGGCGGCGAAGTACTACTTCCTTGACCGGCACAAGCCGCTGCTATCTGGGCGCTTCACGCTGCGCGGCTCTGGCGACGAGTCGTTCAACGCCAACGGGTTCTCGGCTGGATACGCTCAGACTGGCGCTGCAACCTTTGCGCTCGTCAGCTCGTGGCAGCCTGGGCAGTGGGTGGACGTCACGTCTGCGGAACTAGGGCTGAGCGGCCTCTATCGCGTTGAGCAGGTGGACTGGAGCCTTGAGCCTGGGTCCTACAATCAGATCATCACGATCACCTTCAACCGACGCTTGCAGAATAACCTCACCTCGATTCTTGAAAGGAACATCGGATGAGCCAAGTTGGATCAACAAAGGACATCGTTTCCCAGTCAATCACTGGGGTCACCGATGATCTTGGCAACTCAGTTGTAAGCACGAGCACCGGCTTTGCCTCATCGCCGCTCGGCGTATCTGCACGCGCTCAGGCGCTCTACGGAATCGCCAACCCGAACTTCAACCTGACGCCTCCAGATGTCGACGCTGAAATTGAGGACCAGTCAAACCCGCTTCCGTTCTGGACTATTGACAACGCAAGCGATGGCGAAATGAGCGCAACAACAATCTTTGACGAGACTTCCCAGACATACGGCGTAGAGCTCAACCCAGGCACGGCTGCCATTGACTCAACGCTGACGCTCACCACTCGGTCGTACATCCTCACCGATGACAACCTTGCGCTGCGCCAAAGGGCGCTCTCGGTTCTCAGCAAGAGTGGGACTGCTGCAGGAACGACACAATGGAACCTAACCTTGACCGCGATCTACTACGACGCAACCGACACGGCGCTCAGCACGGCGGTGATTGGCACTGCACTCGATACTGGGACGTGGACCAGCATCTCAGGCACCACCACGCCAGGCGGGTCGGCAATCAACTCAGCCGCGCAGTATGTGGACCTGTCCTTCAAGATGACCGCAACTGCGGCCGTCACTGGCTCTGCGAAGGCAACGATCAAGAGCCTGTTGCTGACGACGAGTACGCCTGGCGGCGGCGGTGGCTCGCAGTCATTCTTGATTGCAGAAACATTCACGTCATCTGGAGACTGGGTTCGCCCAACTGGGGTTGAGTATCTCAACGCAGTGGTGCTCGTTTCTGGCGGCGGGGGTGGATCGGGAGGGAGCATCCTTGACGACGTTACAACGAGCGGCACTGTTTCAGTTGCAGGTGGCGGTGGAGGCGGCGGTGGATTCTTTGCCATCGCACGCGACCTATACGTCGGAGATGCTGGCACCTGGGCGGTCACCGTTGGTGCTGGCGGTAGCGGCGGAACAGCCACCACAAAAAGAAAACTAGGCGGGTCGGCACTTCCCGCAGTAAACGCTGGCTCTGCTGGGGTTTTGCGAGGTGGTCTTGGCAGCAACGCTGGAGCAACCTCCTTTGGAACCTACATCACACTTGCAGGAGGGGTCGGCGGTAGCGCCGCTGGTGGCGGAGCAAACAGGAACAACGATGGAACAGCATTCGGTGCTGCCGGGACTGCTGGCAGCCTCACTACAAACCTCATCTTTGACATTGGCACAGCAGGTCCAGTTTCTGGTGGCGGCCAGGGTGGTAGTGGATTCACAATCATTGGCGGAACAGTGCTTGAACCAACCGCTGGGACACCAGGCGGCGCGGGAATGAGTAATACGCTGAAGGTTTTTCCATACCTTGAGTTGCCTGCTGCTGGAAATGCAGGCGGCACAGCCACTAGTACCGTCTCTGCTGGCGCCAGTGGATTAGCGGGGACCGCTGGCAGCGGTGGCGTGAGCGGTATTGGTGGCGGCGGTGGCGGCGGTGGAGGCGTGAGGAGCAGTTCACTCGGGCAGGTTGCGAGAGGGAGCGGCGCTGGTGGGTCTGGAGGAGGCGGCGGCGGAGGTGCAAGTCTGACGTTTAGTTCAGGCACGCCATCTGGTGGAACCCTCAGCGGGACTGCTGGCGATGGCGGCGCAGCAACTTCTGCAAGTGGCGGCGGTGGCGGCGCTGGCGGAGGTATCTCCGCACGCTATGCCAACGTCTACACCAGTCTCGATCTGACGTACCAATCAGGCGCAGGCGGAGAAGGAAGCGGTGGTTTCGTGATCATCGTGTACGTCGGCTGATGAGATACGCCTTTGTGAACGCAGAGAACATTGTGGTGAATGTCATTCTCGGCGATCTGAACGAGGATCAAAAGCCGCGCTTCTTTGCAGTGCAGCAAGCAATCTTCGGCGCCACACAAATGATTGAACTTGCTGACAATCAAGGCGTGTGGATTGGCGGCACCTATACTGACGGCGTATTCGCACCACCGCCACAGCCAGAGCCAGAGCCAGAGCCTGAAGTGATTGAAGGAACATCAGAGGAGCTGCTGCCATCGGAGGTTCCAGATGACCCGCTCCCAAGTTGACGCGATCATTGACCGGCTAGACGCGCAGTCCGTAAAGATTGACGCGCTCAAGGCTGAGATTGACCAGATGAAGGGCGGCCTCGCCGTTCTCAAGGGGCTTGGCGCCCTGCTCGGCGTAGGAGGAATCGGCACGCTTCTGGCGTGGTTGCAAAGCCAGTCAGGTAAGTGATCCGCGTCGCGTTCCTGTTCGCGCTTGTCTGCGCGCTCAACCTCGCTCCAGTTGCCTACGCGCTCGACTCGTTTGACGAGTGGGATCAGACCACTGATTCCAACGGCACGGTCACGATCAACGAAGACGGCACGCTGACGATTGCCGGCGCGAACGACCCGCTGCCAGAGCAGCCGCGTTGGGATGCATCCACGAGCGCAACCACAACTGCAATAGAAGCTGAGATCGCTGGCTTCTTCTGGACGTATTGGACGACCGACGGTGCGTTCTTTGACAAGCCGCAATACCTGAGCGGCGCAGAGTGGATCACTCTTGTCGAGGGGAATGCAATGCAAGCGAGTGGCTACCTTGAGGTCGTGCTGGCGGCTGGCGACCTGTTCGGCTTCCGAATCTTGTCAACCGACTCGTGCTGCGGCACCGGCTATCTCAACATCGCTGCAGGCAGCCCTACGCCGACCCCAGAGCCGACTCCTGATCCGACCCCTACCCAGACACCAGAACCACCTTCACCAAGCCCTAGCGTGGCTCCTACCCCTACGCCAGAGCCTTCTGTAGAGCCTACGCCTAGCCCTGAACCTACGCCAACCCCAACGCCTGAGCCAACGCCAGAGCCCACACCTCAGCCAACACCAGAACCCACACCTGAACCAACACCAACACCAACGGAGGAGCCAAGTCCCGAGGTGACCAATGAACCAACCCCAGAGCCAACCCCAGAGCCAACGCCTGCACCAACAGAAGTTCCGCCATCTCCTTCCGTATCTCCTGATCCCACTCCTGTTCCTACTCCTGAGCCAACACAGCCCGCTCTGCCGAATGTAGGCGAGGCGGTGACCGCAGTGTTCGCCAACATTGCGGCCATCGCTGAGATCGGCAAGGACCTCGACATTGCGGAGAAGGAAGAGGCGCAGCCGGTCGCCGTCGCAATCATTGCCAGCCAAGTTGCAAGTGTGGCTGCAGCTGCAAATGCAGCGAGATCGGCTGCTAACATTGGCGGCGGCGGACCAGCGGGAGGCAATGGAAACACGCCAAGCCGAAAGGGTGGTCGCCGTGCTTAGGAACATCATCAACGATCTCGTCGGAGGGTCCTGGACGATCCTTGGTCTGCTCTTTGCAGTGGTCGTACTGCCAGAGGGTCAGACGCAGAGCACAATGGCAACGCTGTTCGCCTTGATGACAATCATCTGGGTGGCGACAGGATACTGGAGGTGGAAAGAATGACAACCGAAGATCACATCAAGGAACTCAAGGAGCAGGGCTGGACGCGGATTGACACCGCGCCTGACGAGTGGGTGGCGCTCGTCCCGAACGACGATGCAAGCGCCTACGGCGGCACGCTCTGGAAGCGTGGCGACAATGGCAACGACTACTCAGAGGGCTGCACGTGCGGTCATCCGATCAGCGCGGCACTCGACTTCCAGAAGGCTGGTCTTGCACTCGCCGCGCACATCAAGGAAGAGATCGGCGAATGAAGTACCAGATCAAGTCGCAACTCTACTCAGACGCTGAGGCGCAGAAGAAGGTCGGCGCAATCCTTGATGACTGCGGGCCATCGAGCGCAGCTGCGGCTGCGGCCTTCGTGAACGGCTACTCGCCAGACTTCAGCGCAGCCGACGGCGTAGCGGCAAAGGAGCGCGCCACTGGCTTCAAGGAGAAGCAAGGCGTGAGCGATAACGGCTCGTCCCTCAACGAAATGATGAAGACCGTCAGGGAACTGGGCTGCAAGGCTCGACCTGCGGACACGTTCGCCGAAGCGATAGAAGCTGCGAAGGCTGGCGCCGCACTCATCGTCTGGGTGCAGGCACCGATCGGCTACCCAAAGCAGGCGCTGTCCAAGTGGCATCGCAACTGGGCGTCCTACTGGCAGAAGAAGGACCCGAAGGTGATCGCCGCAGGGTACGGACACCTCACCTCCGCAGGCTACGACGCCGAGGCGAAGACGCTGGTCTTTGCCGACCCAACGTTTGATGAGCGTAATCCCAAAGAGAAGTTTGCCGTGCCGGTGACGGAGGCAGACCTCAAGGCGATCGCTTCAGGCAAGCCAGGCTCGCCTGCATCACACATCGTCATTGTGACGAAGAAATGAAAGGAAAAGAAATGAGCAAGTTCCAGAAGGTTCTAGACGGAAGCAAACTCGATGAGATGGTGCTAGACGCAGTTCGCACGTTCCTGACCGTCTCCATCTCGGTGGCACTCGGTCTTGGCATCCCGCTCCTTGACATCACTGGCGGCGACTTCCGCACCGTGCTGTCAGCAGGGCTGGCGTCAGGCTTGGCGGTCATCGTCAAGGCGCTTGACCCAAGCCAGACGGACTACGGAATCAACGGCAAGAAGTAAGTCTTGACAGCGGCGTGAGCCGTCGTCAGGATCGCTTCAGCGGGTCGTAGCCGATCCGCAGTAGGGGGAGGTTCAATGGGTGGCATAGACGAGTTTCTGGAGCTGCAGAGCGTGACCAAAGGTCCGCGCTGCGGCTACCAGTTGCTTGACATCTCGGACTCTGATCGCAAGGCGCTAGACGAGGCATTGGCGGCCGCACGAATCACCGCAAGGGCAATCCAGAAATGGTGCGAACTTCGGGGCCAGAAGTGGGCTGACTACAACATCCAGCGACATAGGAGAGGAGACTGCAGATGTCAGAAGACCTGATCGAGTTCCAGCGCGAGGACGAACTGAACGAACTGAAGTCGGCGCACCGACGCGCACTTCGCGCACTCGCCAAGAAGGATCAGCAGACCGAAGAACTCGTTGAGGCGGTCTATCGGGCGGCGAAGGACGCAGCGGTCGGGATGAAGATTCCAGCCGTGCCAGCGCCTAAGCCGGACAAGCGCAAAGGAAAGCGCGAGGTGGCGGTCGTTCAGTTGAGCGACTGGCAACTCGGCAAGAAGAGCGTGGACTACGACATTGACACTGCGGCAAAGCGGCTGCAGCTTCTCGCGGAGAAGGTCAAGCGCGTCGTAGAGATTCAGCGCAAGGATCATCCTGTGGACACGGTGAAGATTCTGCTGACTGGCGACCTCGTGGAGTCAGACGGCAACATCTTCCCAGGACAAGCCTACGAGGTTGAGGCTGGCGGTCTGTACGTCCAAATCTTCCGAGGTGCGGAGATGCTCGCGCAGTTTGTGCGCGCGATGGCCGCACTCTTCCCGAATGTCGAGGTCTACGGTGCAATCGGCAACCACGGCAGGCTGGGACGATTCAGCGATCACTCGCCAGAATCCAACAGCGACGCAATCCTCTATAACATTGCGCGGTCGCTCGTGCAGACAGAGAAGCGCGTCACGTGGAAGGAGAGCCTGACCGTCGGTGGTCGGCACTGGTACGACACGCTGGAGCTGCCAGGCGGCAAGATCGGGATGATTGTTCACGGCGATCAGTTCAGAGGTGGACTTGGGATGCCGTGGTACGGCGTCGCAAAGAAGGCTAGCGGCTGGCGTCTGTCGGTTGCTCCGTTTGACTACCTCTGGTTCGGACACTGGCATCAGCCGGCGCGACTCGTCTTGGCTGACGGCAAGATCACGACGTGGTGCAGTCCGTCGCTTGAATCAAGCAACCGCTTTGCGCAGGAAGTTGTCGGCGCATCAGGTGAGCCAGGTCAATGGCTGATGTTCTTTGACGGCGACGGAGAGGTCTCGGCTGAGTACCTGATCCGCTTGCGCTAGTGGCTCCGTTCGTCCACGACCCGCCTGAGCG